CTCCTTGGGGATCAGGCCCACGTTGGGGTCAGTGGGCGTCTGACCAATCTTAAACCCGCCCACAATCGCATCGATGGCAGCATCGAACGGGGCAAAGCCAACCGCACCCTCACCGTTCGAGGCGCCCTGGAACACCGCGGGATCACTACCCTGGGTAATCATGGGACCAGACTTCTCAGCGCCGACCACCGTACCCATAGGGGCAGACTCAAAGCCGCTGCGCTGAGGGGCGAACAGCATCATCGTAATCAGAAAAAGAAGAACCAGGATTGCGAGACCTTTGCCGTCCATTTATATTGTACGCCGACTTTTTTTACAGGTCGACCTCCGGCTCCTCCTCCTCGGCTGCTGGGTCATCGGTGAAAAGGTACTCGCGGGGAAACTTGGGCTTCTGGGGCGCCTTGACACGCCCCTGGACAACCTTCCATACCGGCTCGAAGGCGCGCTTGGTAAACACGAGGCCTGACAACTCGACGAGAATATCAACCGACGTGCTCGATCCAAACTGGGTCAGATCGACACGGGCCTTCTGGGTGTCGTAGAAGGTGGTGACAATCTCACCCTTGATCGTCACAAAGGACGCGGACAACTCATACTCTGGGGTGACGCTCTTCTGGTAGGCGGTCGTCACCGTCTCGTCGGAAATCTCCTTGCCAAACCAGAGCACCTTGGAGTCCTTGGCCTGAGCGACGATCTGCTCATCAATGTCCGAGAAAAGAGTCAGATCCTTGGCAATGGTCACGGTCACCTGGTTCCCCTCGGTGACTGCCAGCTTCACATTGTTCACCTGGTGAACGCAACGTTCACCACTGTCCTGGGTTACCTTCAAAAAGTATCGGCCGTCAGGAAGCTTTGATGGAATTCCGTACAACATGTGTCCATAAAACACTTCTTGGCTCTAAGTAATGAGCAGTACACCCCCTGCTATGCCGAGCACGACCGCCAACTACTGCGGTGATCAGTACAACAACAAGGGATGTGCGTGCATGCCTCAGGTGACTGCCGGCCTGACACCCGCCACACAGTCTGCCGCAAACGTGACGCTCATTTGTGCTTACCGGGAGAACGGGATACAGTACGGGTGCGACGCAGGGTGTTGCCCTGGAGGAACGTGCACTGGAACACCAGGTACGAGCAGCACAGAGGCGTCGTCGATGATGGCGACCGGGACGACGGTGGCGACGGTGGCCGCAACACGCAGGGGGGTGAACAAGAAGGTCTACTGGGCGATGGTTGCACTGGGTATTGCATTTGCACTTTTTATGTTTCTTGCAGTGGGGTATGCGAGCACGCGCAAGTAGAAAAACCTTGACAACAGGTAGATGGATGCACTTCCTACACCGAAGCAGGCATATGAGTATATGATCAAAACGACCGTGTACGGAAGTGTCAAGCTGTGGCACGTGGTTCTTTTCCTCGTCCTCGGACCAACCCTGACGTGGCCGATGCTCGTTTTGCTCATGTTTGTGTTTGGTAACGAAACCAGAAAAGCACTTAAAGATGTGGTAGGTATAGTAAGTAGAAATGGAGACCTCAACCAACGACCTTCTGACGACCCTGCAGGTGGAGATCAAGGCGCTGCGCAAGGACCTGCGAAAGGTCAAGCAGCTGCTCGAGGACCCCTCCGGTGAGAAGGCAAAGGCGCGTGCGACCAACAATGGCTTCAACAAGCCCCTGGATGTGTCCGAGAAGCTGCGTGCCTTTTTGAAGCTGGGTGTCGAGGACAAGGTGTCTCGCAGCCAGGTGACCAAGCTGATCAACGAGTATGTGACGGAGAAGGGTCTGAAGGCGGGCCAGCAGATTACACTGGATGCCAGCCTGCAGGATCTGCTTGCCCCTCCCGCGGGTACCCAGATTACCTTCCTGAACATCCAGAAGTACATCAACCCGCACTACATCAAGCCGGTTGCTGAGCCCAAGGCCCCAAAGGAGCCCAAGACTCCCAAGGAGAAGAAGCCGGCGGCCGTCATTCCCGAGACGCCCGTGTCTGTGACGCCTTTGGTGGCCACTCCGTCGGTGGTTGCACCTGCAGCTGAGAAGCCCAAGGTGGCTCGTCCGCTTCTGAAGAAGCCTGCAGCCCCTGTTGCCAAGTAAGGACCTTAAACATAGTCTACGTGTAATAACAAATGGAACCTGTTGAGTTGGTTGATCCACCTCCGCTCGCTCGTGGAGATGTCGAACAGCTCGTTGGTACAAAGATTTGTGATTTGTCTTTGTATCAGCGCGCCTTTACGCATAAATCAGCATTGAAAAAGTACCGTGGACTTGCATCGTCGTACGAGACGCTCGAGTTTATGGGTGATTCCGTTCTTGGGTTTATCATCACGCGTCACTTGTTTGACAAGTACCAGGATGAGCAAGAGGGGTTTCTAACCAAGGCGCGTACGAAGATGGTGCGTGGTAAGACGCTCTGTGAGATTTCACTGGCGCTCGGCCTCCACAAGTGGATCTTGATGGACGACAAGGGCATTCGGAACAATTGGCACATGAATCCCAACATTCTCGAGGATGTTTTCGAGGCGTTTGTCGGTGCAATCTACCTCGACCTCGGGATGGTCCACGCCAAAAAGTTTGTCTTTGCGTCGTTTGATCGCGTCGAGGTGACTCTGCACGACGACAACTACAAAGACCAGTTGATGCGTAAATGCCAAGCGGCCAAGCTCGCTTTGCCGGATTATCAGGTGCGTCAACAGTACCCGAACGGCACGTTTCACATCGAGGTGATTGTCGACGGCACGCCGTGCGGATCGGGGTTTGGTACTACGAAGAAACAGGCGGAACAGAATGCGGCTGAGATTGCGCTTAAACATAGTTAGCGCATGTGTATGAGATATGAATGAAGTTCACCCGCGCGTGAAGCAGCTCCTTCAGCAGTCCTACGACGATCAGCGAACGCCCGAATGGCACGCCCTCCGTGGAACCATGCTCACGGCGAGCGACTTGGCAACGGCTATCGGTGATAATCCCTACGAAAAGCCGAGCGATCTCATCGTGAAAAAGTGCGGCCATAACAAGTGGAACGGAAACGCCGCAACGGCACATGGTACACTCCTCGAGCCTGTCGCGCGTGACATGTATGACGCCAAGTACAATCAAAAGTCGCACGAGATTGGTCTGGTTCAACACCCGGTACACAAGTGGCTTGGTGGTTCGCCCGACGGCGTCACCGAGTCGGGTCGTCTCATCGAAATCAAGTGTCCCTTGACACGCAAGATTGAGCACAAGTGTCCCAAGTATTACCTGCCCCAGATTCAGCTTTTGCTGGAGGTGCTCGACCTCGAGGCGTGTGATTTCATCCAGTACCGACCGGCTGGCTTTCTGAGTCCCGAAGCACCATTGGAGTTTGACGTCATCGAGATTGTTCGTGATCGCGTATGGTTTGCGCGCATCCTCCCGCGCGCCAAGGCGTTCTGGGATGAGGTTCTCATGCGTCGCCAATATGGTCTCTGTGAGGTGGTTGTCGATGATATCGAGACGATAGATATCATCGCAGCCGGTCTTCTTAAGGATTATACGTGCGAGATTGTAAACGACGACGATGTCCCCGTGCGTCCAGTGCAAGAAGAAGGTGGGTCTCATGGCACTTACGTGTCGCGAATGCTCCGAACACTTTTGCACAAGGTGTATCCAGTTGGAGATGCACCAGTGCCCAAAGTTGGACGGCCGGGGCGTGTCCGAACGCGCGTTGCTTGAAAAGAAGCTGATCAAGGTTGTGGCTGCGAAAGTACAGAAGATTTGAAGACTTACATATTGAACTTCCGGCGGTACATGAAAATCAACAGCAACGCGATCAACACCAGGATGATTGGCCATAGGCTATCCCCCCTGATGCTGAACTGGTTGGGCAGGTTGGTGACATAGTTGGAGGCGTCGCTCCACAAAGTCTCGCGCGAGAATGATGTGGTACCATCATCGTACTGGAGCTTACGTGCCGGGAACATGAAGCTCGTCGCTGGGTGGATCCCACCCGTCTTTAAGTACATGGATCCTGACTTGTTGAGCTGATTGGGGCCAAAGTGCTCGAGGTACTCTGGCTTTTCTGTAGGAACATCCCATGACGCAGGTGCGTCGTCTGGGGCATACCACGTCTGCGTGTTGGGTCCTTTATAGCCACCGTTGGATGACACGCCAAACGTACCCGTCGCGGTGTATGGGTTGATACGGTTCATGGCCGTGTCGTCATCGGCCATAAACTCAGTCATATCTATGTTCAGTCAACATAATTTCTGGTCTGGACCTTTTGGCGGTGCTTGAGCCACATCTCGTCAAGATCGACATTCAGCATGTAGGCTAGCTGGAACAGGTAAGAAAACACGTCACCCATTTCAGTTGTAATGTCAGTCCCACGATCCTTCTTGAGGCCCGTCTTCCTGAAATGGCGCTGGTACTGACGAATAGCCGAGGCGAGCTCGCCCACCTCCTCTGTGAACAGGAGCCACACTGCACTCACGGGTGCCTTGTCCCATCCCTTTGAACGACACAGGTCGAACGTCTCGTCGCGATAACAGTTCATATTCATCATACACCAAAAACGCCCCATTTCCCTAGATGAACTTGTGGATAATCAGGAGGGCTACGAGGAGCATGAAGAGCTCGATCGAGCACCGCATAGTCTCCGTCTCAATGTCACTCAGATCCCGGCGCGTCGAGAGGTATGCGCTGATGAGTCGTGATGTCCGATCGATGATGAAGAAGATTATAAAGCCATAGACAATGTCCTGGGTCGTCTTCATATACACTTGGGCGCAGAAAACTATGAGGCGGTCGGGATGTATTCCCAGTTGAGTTCCTTTGTGATGAGTTTCCAAATGTCATCCTGGCGATGCAGCTTCTCCTTTGATTTCAAGAGGGGGAAGCACGGAAGGTAATCATCCTCGCCAAGGAGTTCGCAAAACTTGTAGAGCGTGTATGCGTACGACAAAAAGTTTTTGCGATCTGCCGGGCAATGTTTCTCAAAGGGTTTTTGAATCTGCCCAAACATGAGACGAAGCTTGTCTTCGAGAGGTTGAGGCATGGTTGGTGGTTTGACACCGTTGAGAATCGTTGTGATGTACGGCGCATGTTCATAGTACTTGTTCAGGTCGAGCTTCTTCAAGAGGCCACGCACCTTGGTGTGCGTAATCTCAGACGCAGATCGGATACGCTGCTTCTTAAACTCGTGACGAAGCTGCACAATCACTTCATCGGGTACGGTCGTCGACTCCTTGGCCTGAAACTGGGCGACCCACTCGTTGAAATGGTTCTCGCGTTTGTACGAGTAGACGACGTTGCGATCCATCTCTTGTTCCTCCTTGAATCCGCGCTCGTTACACTGAACATATGACATGCATCCGCACTCGGTGCACACCTGACTGCTCGTCTCGTGTTCGTAAATCATCGTGTGCCATTCCTCGCATCCCGGACACTGTAAAGGCATGTCAACACCGTTCGACTTTTTCACGTCGACGTGCGCCTCTTCAACACTGACCATATATTCCTCGAAAATATCCTTCCGTTTGATCCCACCAGGGCGCTCAGTCGTATACTCTCGAATGTGGGGGGCGCACCGTGCAAGGTATTCAACGAGCGCGTCTGGGTCATTCTCGAGTTCCTTTATCTTTTCGTTAATGCGCCTTTCCATCTCTTCTAAAGATGGCAACTCTTTAGAAGACATGGACATTATTGCCGCCCTGACACCAAAAAACATGACTGTACGTGAAATAGCCACGATCGAAGGGTCGACCGACAAGGCTTTCACGTACGTCTTCAACAGCAGGGAATACACACACGTCGGGAAATGGCCCATGAATCACGGTACGTCAGGATTCCACGTGCCGATCGAAACAGCCGAAGTCATCGAGACCAACCAGGACATTACCAAGCGCCTGAAGAGATTTGCGGGCCCAAGGAATATCATCAGACGGGACACTGTACGGTACGCCATGAGTACTTGGTCTTGGCGTCCGCGAATCACATTCAAAGGGTTCAAAATACGAATGACCTTTGCGCCCGTGCTCATCGTCCCAACCTACGTTCCGCCCGTACGAATCACAAACGTGCTTGGTCACGTCTCCTCGTTCTTTTGCGCCAAGTAAAACTTAATGTCACCCAGGTTTGCAATTGCATATCGAAACACGATCGGCATGTTTGGCTCGCTAAACTGGAAAAGTTGAACGCTCGAACACAGATTGGTCGCCTTGGTGTACATGTTGATATACTTGAGCGGGTAGACACAGCCAATCTCCTCGGCCGGGCCGTCTCCACCACACTCGAGCACCGTCGATTGATCGGCAAAGTCGCCGACGCAGCTAAACTTCAGCTCGCTTCCGTGTCGCGCAATACGCATCTCGGGCGACAAGTTTGCCATGTCGCGCGCAATCCTCTGAAAATCGGTCGACGGGATCGTCGTCACGACATCCATATCCATTTCAGGGACGTTGAGCATATCCTCGTTAATGTCAAGTAGCTTGAGTCTGAATGACGTCCGTGAGTGCTTCGTGGTGTTTTCAATCGCAATGTCGATAATGTCAGTGCCCTCCATACGCATGCTCATCGAGTCATTGTTCGTCACCGACTTGAGCAGCTTGTGCGTATTGGTCATGTTGAGTCCGGCAATCATCTCGGCGTCGCACGTATACTCCTCAAAGTTCTCAGCCGGGAGAAACATCTGAATCAAAGTCACCTTGGCCGTGTCAAACGTCTGGATACGAACACCCTCCGGCGTAAAATAGACGTTGACGTCATTCACGATATCCTTTAGAACCTCGAATATCGTGCGTAGCGCACTCGCCTGAATCGTCTGAAGGTACATGGACAGGAAGCGGTCGTGGTTTTTATCTGTACATAGGGTAATGCCGATCGTCACGGTGCGTCGAAGCACAAACGGCATCCACAAAATGGTCGCCGTCTTCCCAGATGGAAAGAAGGTTCGGTTCGGACGAATGGGCTATTCAGATTATACCATCCATAAAGATCGCGTACGCATGCTTCGCTACCTCACGCGTCACCGAAGTCGTGAATCGTGGGGTCCGAGTGGACGGTACACTGCTGGATTTTGGTCGCGCTGGTTTCTCTGGTCCAAGCCGAGTCGCGAGGGTGCACGTCTGTCGACTCAGCGTGCGCTCGGCCCTGGATGGCGTGTTCAGCTCTTCGTCAAGTGAAGATCCCGGTGGCACTCGGTATGAAGCACCTGCAGATTCTCTAGGGTTGTCGGTCCGCCCTTGATGTACGGATTGATATGGTGGCCTTCGCGCACGTCCGTGTGTTCGATCGGCTTGGAACACCATGTACATAGCCCGCCTTGCTCCTTGAGCTTTTGAGCCTTTTGGGTCGGCGTAAACAGGCGTGGGTCATCAACCCCGGCGACAATGTCGTGAATGTCCCGATCGATGCTATACACGAGACGCATCTGGTACTTGCTATTCGCCTGGATACAGTCGTACGTACGAAGGAGATCGTCGGTCGGTGTCTCGAGAATCGTATTGGCGTACTCGAAAATCTTCGCCTCACACCGAGTGAGTTTGGGGCGTGTGTCGCACCACCGAGTGATCCGCCCGATGAGCGTCAAGAGAACGATATCGTTTGGCGACACACCAGGTGTCATGTGCTTGACGAGGCGTTCGTAGACGACGTGAAGGTGTTTCAGACGCATGACTATATCATCCTTCTTTGCGAGAAACTTGGGCTCCACCTCATTCGTCTTTCCAAAGGCGTCATGGCGCCACTTTTTGTAAATGTCAATCTGGGAATTAAACTTGGTCGGGATTGACGCTTCACTCAGTGCAAGCATACGCATGACCTGAATCTCGGCGTCGCCGCGCTTCGACACAGACTTGGGGTGTACAAACGTACCGGCCCATACGCGGCTATGCTCCTTGAGAAACTCGTACAGAGTATAGTATACCGGAATGTACTTTTCGTAATCGTTGAGACGATTGCCCGAGTTGTTGATACGGACCCAAAGAGTCGCGAGACGCTCGGGATCCTCCGCCACCTCGGTCGTAATAGTATTAATCACAAACGAATAATTGTCAAAGAGAATCTGATCCGACTCGTCAATGTCCCGATAGTACTTCCCCTCATACTTTGCCAATGGACTCGACTCCCAGTTGATGAAATCGGAATCAACCTTTTGAATCGGGTACTTGTTCGTCACAAACTCACACGCCGTCTCGAGGCGGTGTGCGCCATCAAACACGTCATCCGCCTTTTTCTTTGGATCCTGAATGATGTAGATTGGGGCACACTGAAACCCAGTCATGATTGTATCGAGCATCG